ATTATAATTAATATGTAACATATTAAAGCCAAAAATATATTATAAAATTCTAGATTAGAAATTTGTTGTTCATTTAGAAAATCTTTTTGATTAACAAAATTAGATGGATGTTGTAATTCATCATACATTATTATAAATATTATTTAATATATTAATAATAAATTAATAATATATTAATTTATCAATTTTTTTAATTAATTAAAAAAATATTTAAAATACGATTTATTTGATAAAAATATTCAAAGTTTGTTGTTAAAGTGTGTAAATGATAACACTGATTTATTAATTTTCTTTACTTTTATGTTTAATATTTATTTTTATATATTAAAAAATCCTTTAAATATATCATAACATGTTATTTCACTTTGACTAGTATCAATTATAGTTATATTTTTTTTAATCATTAATCTAAAAATAGTTTCTTCAAAAACGGATGGTAAAATTAACGAAACCATTTTTTTTTTAATTTTATATTTATTATTTGGATCAGATATATTAAAAAAATAAATTTCATCTACAGGATTTTTATTTTTTAAATTAAAATTTATATTAAATTTAGAAATTATAATATTATCTTCAATATTATTTTCTTTTGCAAGCATTTTAATATTTTCTATTTTATTAATTTCTTCTTTATTTTTTCCATCAAATATAATTTCACCAACAAATTTATATAATTTTCTTTTTTCAATTTGTTCTATTAATTTTTTTGCTTCTACAGATTTAGTTGTATATTTAATTATATCTATTAAATTATCTGTATAAGATATAAAACTGTCAATATCATCTATTTTTTCTGAAATTTGAAATTCTTCATCAACTAAATTTAATATATCTAAAATCATATAATCTAATTGATTAATAACAGGATGTTGATATATTTGTTTATGCATAGTGTATCTAGAATGAAATAATTGATAAATATTAAATACTTCTTTATCTGGATAACATATAGTATTATCAATAACTCTAGCTTGACTAAATAATCTATTATATTCAAAAGATGAACTTAAACCAATATTTTGTGTATCTCTTAATAAATAATCAATTTTATCACAATCTAAACCACTTTTATTATTAGAAACAATTTCATATAAAAATTCAGGTCTTCTGATTCTATTTTTACCTAATTTTTTATTTCTATTTTTAGAATTTATTAATTCACAAATAAATTCTATTTCATCTTCACTAAATCCTAATTTATATTTATTTATAATATATCTAATTAAAACTTCTGATCTATATTCATGATGAGCCCATTGTTCTTTTTCAGTTCCTTGTAATTTGTTTTTTAAAAAATAATCATCAAAAAAATGTGAATAACATGCATGTCCTAAATCATGACATAATCCTGCAATTTTTACTAGTATAATATCTCTATCTGTTAAATATAATTCTGGTTGTTTTTCTTTAATATTTTTCATTAATAAACCACACAGATACGCAACACCAATTGAATGTTCAAAACGATTATGTGATGCACCAATAAATACATGATAAGCAATACCTAATTGTTTTATTTTTCTTAATCTTTGAAATTCAGGAGTATCAATAATATATAATAATTCTGTATCAATTTCTATATATTTATGAACAGGATCGAAAATAAGCTTTTTCATGATATATTTATATATTTAATTATATATAAATATATAAGAGTTTCAATTTTTTATGATATTATATTACAAAAAAATAGATGTATAAGAGTATATTTTTATTTATATAAAATATTAGAAATATACTTGTAGTTTGAATTTAATTAAATTTATCATTTCAAATATTTATTTTAATATATAGTATAATAATATATATATTTGTGTTTAAAATTTAAAAATTATTTATATATATATATATTATATAAATGTCAAGAAATGTTAATATTGAAGATTATGTTAATTTAAATATTGATGATGATGACGAAATGGCAACATCTATTAATAATTTACAAAATAATGATATTATGAAAGAATTATTGGACAATTATAATAAATTAACATCTAGTGAAGATAAAAAAATAGAAGAAAAAAATTTAAATCAACAAATTTTAGAACAACAACAATTATTTGAATTACAAAAACTTAAAAATAATAAAATTAAAAAAAATGAAAAACATAATATTAAATCTAACAAAAATATATATACTATATTAAAAGATACTATTTTTATAATGATCTTATTTATTTTATTTAATTCTATATATTTTGATCAAATTATTAATACTTATATCATTACTACTCCTGATATTATTATGAGTATTTTAAAAACCATATTAGTTGGATTAATATATACTGTTATAAAATATTTTATATTATAATGGACTACGGAATTAATAATAATAAAATTTTATTATTTAGATTTACAAAATGTTATTAGTGCTATTTAATAATTTAATTTTAATTAATTTTAATTAAAATTAATAATAAAACTATATATATAAAATAACTTAAAATAGCCTTTTTTATATTTTTTGATATATTGATTTGATCCAAATAAATAAAAAGAAAATATAACTATTTACAGTAATTTTACAATGATCTATTTTTTTTTTAATTTTTAAATTAAAGACTAATATACTCTAAATGAACAATTACAATTCTCACATTGAACAAATATTGTCATTGGTTCATCTGCTGATCTTGTTTGAAGTAAAAATACTTTACATTTACGTGTTTTACAACGTCTACATTCATATGCATCAGATGTAGCCATATTATTTTTTTTATATTCTATAAAATCTTTCTTTTTGATTATAGGATCCCATAATGTTGTATTTAATAAATTAGCTTGAATATATGGAATTGTATTTAGTTCAATTTTTTTATTTAATATATCTGCTAATAATGTTGAAGAAATATTAGGATTTAAGTTATAATGAATATCATATAATTTACTTTTATATATATTTTTTAAGAGGTCCATTGAAACATTATTTGTTTTTATATATTCTTCAGAAAATTTATATATATACATTTCTAATTCAATTGCTAAATCTGGTGGTAAATAATCTACTAAATAACTCTGACCTTTATTTCTATATTTTGGCAATGAATTTGAAATAACTATAGAATCTGAATCTGATGATACTGGATCCATTTATATATTTAAATATTATATAATATATATTTAAATATATAAACTTATCAATTTTTTTATATAACTAGTCTTAATTAATTTTATTTTTTAAGATATAATATATTATCATAATAACAATAAAATGTGAATAATATAATTCTAATGAATGTTTTCCCATAAATTTAAATGTGTTTATAATACTATTTGATGTTTTATATGGTTTTAGATATTTATGTTTAATTTGTGCTAAAAATAATCCAAATAATATAAATTTTAAATTTTTATTTAATGGGAACCAATCTGCTGCAGAATAATGAACTTGAGCACCAGTTATAGTATCTATAATATGATTTATAGATGGTATTTTCCAAAAATGAGTTATTATTAAACATATAAATGTTATTAATGATGAATTCATATGAGCTATTGGAGAAATTAATAATGTTCCAAGAGCAATAAAATGTAATATACCAAATTTAATTCCAAAACTTGGATATAAATAATGTGATAAAAAAGTAATAACAAGAGCTGGAATAACTATTCCAAAAGATCTTTTTAATCTATTAGTATAAAATTGTTCTTTATTCTTACTAGATTTATATGATAAATATACTGAATAACCCGCCAAAATAATATAAATTGTTCTAACATATCCTAGACATTTAATAATAGGATTTGAAGTATAACTAGAACCAAAATAATTTGTCAAATCATAGAAAGAAAATAAATGATATATAAACATTGGAATAAATAATGAACCTCGCAAAATATCAAATTGTTCAAATCTAGAATCCATTTTATCTTATAAAATAGTGTCATAAAAAAATTTAAAATAATATATATAATTTAAATATATTTATATATTATTATGAAAGATATTATCTATCCTGATGTTAATTATTATTTTATTAATGATAATTTTAAACTAATTTATATTAAAACAAATTCTAATATTTTTTCTGCTAATATAACTATTAATATTGGTTCAGTTAATGAAAATCAAGAAGATCAAGAATTAGGATTAGCACATTTTTTTGAACATATGATTTTTAAATCTAAAAAAAATTTACAAAAAATAGATTTTTTAGGAACTAGATATAATGCATCAACAAGTTATAATAAAACAAATTATTATATTGATGGTAATAATAAAGATTATAAAGATATTATAAATATTTTATTAGATTTATTTTTAAAACCAGAGTTCCCTGATGAAGATATAAAAAATGAAATTAATGTTGTTTTAGAAGAATTTAAAATGAATCAAGATAATAAACATAAAGAAACATTTTTAAAATTGATGCATTTATTATACAAAGATATTGATATTAAATACTCACTGCCGGTTATTGGAACTCCGGATAATATTATTAATTTTAATAGACAAAATTTAATAAATTTTTATAACAAGCATTATTTAACAGCAAATAAAATATTATCTATAAGTTCATCTATAAATAAAGATGATATAATACAAATTATATCAAAAATATTTAATGTACAAATTAAACCATGGAAACCAAAATTTATTAAATTAAATAATAAATTAGAAATTCCATATTATAATAAATTTAATAATCAACTAACACTTATTAAAAATCCTGAATTAAAACAATTTATTGTTAAAATTGCTTTTAGATCTATTAATATGTATTCAAAATGGTTAATTGTTTCTGAATTATTAGAAAATATATTAACTGGTGGTATGACATCTAGATTATTTGTTTTATTAAGAAATAAATTAGGATTAACATATTATCAAAATACATCTAGTTTAGAATTTAAAGAACATGGATTTTTTTCTATAACTTATGGTGTTCAACCAGATGGATTAGAAATATCATTAAAAAATGTTTTATTAGAATTATTAAATTTTAAATCATGTACAGAAGAAGAATTACAAAAAACAAAAAATATTTATGAAACATCTTTATTATTTAATTTTGAAACATCAACTGATATTGGAAATTATATAATAAATTCAGTTATAGATAATTTAAATCCAAATTATTTAAAATATATATATAAATTATTAAATAATATATCTATTAATGAAATAAATAATTTTGCTAAAAAAATTTTTAAAAAATCAAATATGTTTATTATTATTAATGGTAATAATATTAATTATGATGATATTAATAAAATGATAAATTGTATTTAAGGTTAAAAAAGTTTTTTATATTATTACAAAAACATTTTATAATAACATTTTTAGAATAACTTTATTATAATATTTTAAATAAAGATATTTAAAATATTATAATAAATTATATTATATATATGGAAAATTATAATTTAAATACAGAAATTATTGATGATATTAATTCTCATAAAATAAATTTTATTAATTCTATAAATAAAGAATTAAATCAATTAGCAGATTTAGGATTATTAGATAAAAAAAATATAAAAAATTATAATAAATATTTTTTAACAACAATTATCCAAAATCATTTAGAAATTAGAGAAAATATTAATTTTACAAGACATTTTATTATGAAAAAAAAAGATAAATTAAAAAAAGAATTAAAATTACAATTATATATGAATGATGTTTATATGGATTTAAATAATAGTACAAAAGATGAATATTGGAAATTTATGCATACTATATTTTTATTATTAGAAACATATCATTTAAATAAAGATGATGCAATAATTAATACATTAACATTAGAATTAGAAAAAGAAATAGAAAAAGAAATAGATATAAAAATTGATAAAGAAATTAAAGAAATTGAAGATAAAATTGTTAAAAGTAAAAAAAAGAATTATAAAATGGATAAAGATTTATTATCAAATTTTGATTTTTCTAAATTAGCAGAGATAACGGAACAATTATCAAATAATGAAAACGGAGAAAATATAGATATATTAAAAATGTTAAAAACTTTTATGCCTAATATGGAAACATCACAAAATAAAAGTTTAATGAAAGATTTAATGAAAGATATTAAATCATCTATGACAAATATTGAAAATCCTGATGAAATTTTTAATATGACAAAAAAATTAGGAGAAAAATATCAGAAAATGATTGTCGATGGTAATATTGATCCAAATGAAATTTTAGGTTCTTTAATGGGTTTAATGACAGATGAATCATTTTCTCAAGAATTATCACATATTGATTTATCAAAATTAAAACCTGAAGATATATTAGGAAAAATGATGTCAGAATTATCTCCAGATTTAATAAATAATATGACGGGTTCTATTGATGGAGAAACAGATATGAATATTTCTTCAATATTATCAAATATGCAAAATATGGGGAATAAAAATTCAGAAAATCAGAATAAAGAAATGAATACAGAACAATTAACAACTGAACAAATTGCTGAAATGGAAGAATATTATTCTAATATTAATTTAAAAGTTGAATAAATTTTATTATATTATATATATTAATGGATGAAAAAATTTGGATAAAAGATCCAAAAAATTTATTTATAAATTATTTAGATATATATCCAAATAATTATAATTCAATTTGTAGAATGTTTTTATATACATTTATAATTTTTTTATTATTTAAAAGATATCAATGGACATATATATGTTTTATATGTTTTATAATTATTTCTATTGTAGGATATATATATGATAAAGAATATATAAAAGATAAAAAAATAAATTTAATTAATCAATATAAATCATGTAGAAGATCTACAATAAATAATCCAATGTCAAATATTTTAATGATGGATGATAAAAATAATTTAATCGCATGTTCAGATGAAGCTGAAGAAAAAAAAGAGATGAATTTATATTGGGAATTTTATGAAGATGAAAATGATATAAATGCAAAAAAAAATTTAAGAAATTTTATAACAATGCCAATAACATCACATCCAAATAAAAGAAATGATTTTTTAAATTTTTTATATGGAAATAATAAAGCATATTGTAAATATGAAGGAATTGGTTGTGAAGAATATAGAGAATTGAAATATAATAAATAAAAATAATATATATAATATATATTATAATGGATAATAATTTTTCAAATAAAAATACTAAAATAAAATTTATTTCTGGACCTAAAATATTAGAACAACCAATTTTTTCATATTATACAACTACATTTAAACCTGTAGAATCAATTGTTTATGGTGCAGATAGTAAATTAACAAATAATATAGATATAAATACAAATAGTCAATATACTAGGAATACAACAGAAGTTAATATTAATAAGAATACAACATCAGATTTTGATAAAATATTTTTTCCAGGATTTTTAGGAAAAGGAGATCCAAATTTATATTCAAGTAATATAGCTATTGAAAATGAATTAAAAATTCCAGATTATCAAAAAGATAATAATATTAATTGTCGTTCAAATGATGGTAAATCATTTACAAAAGTTCATGATAGAAGAAGAAATTTAAATTATGAAAATCATATTAATCCTGGTTCAATGACAAATTCAGGGTTTGGAAATATTGATGAATTTAGTAAATTAAAAATTGGAACATATACTAGAGATTCAGAACAAACAATTAGAGATGTTGAATATGATCGATTTCATTTTACTTTTCAAGACTATCAACATGAAGTATATGGTTCAAATCCAAAACCATCAGATACTAGATATTTAAATAAAAAATTTAATAATATTTAATTTTTATTATTCATTTTAATAGATATAAATTTATAACTATTAAAATAATTTTTATTAATATTATATAATAAATATATTTATTATATAATATTATATAATATAATGTTAAATAAATATATTTATCTTAAAAAAAAATATATTAAATTTAAAAATATTTATGGAGGTATGCTTGGACAAGAAAATTATAATTTAATATATAATCAATTTCTAAATAATATAAACGAAGAAACATTTATATCTGGATTTTCTTCAATAAATCAATGGTATAATTTAGATAAAAATAATCCAAAAACAATAACAATAATTGGTGAAACTCATTATAGATTTAGTGAAACAGAAAAATGTAATAATAATAATAATATAAATATTATTGATATAATATATAAATTATTACAAGGTTCTAATGAATGTATAGATTTTATATTAGAAGATAATCCAACTGGTCATATATTAAAATTTGTTCAACCAAAATATTCTAATGATAAAATGTCTCATAAAGAAATGTGGGAAAATAATAGATTTAAAATATCTAGTTCTACTAAAATAACAAATATTAGATCAATGTTAGAACAAGATATGTACCCAGATCGTTATACAAAAAAAAAAATAAAAGAGTTTAAAAATAGTAGAATTCATTATAGTGATTTAAGATATCAAAAAAGTTATATATTTCCTGAAGTGGATGGTTTATTTCATATATTTAATGAGGAAGAGTTAAATAATTTTTTAGCTAGTGAAATATATAAAAATTTAAATATAGAAGAATATTTTAATGATATTAAAACCTTATTATATTTTTTAAGTGGAATTATTAATTTAGATGAAATAGAGTTTAAAAATCTATATTATAATATTTTAACAAAATATTATTTTTTTGATAAAGAATTACCATATAATGGTACACAAATTCCTCCATTATTAATAAAAAATAATTGTGAATGGATTATTAATAATCAATATTATGAACAATTACGCTATATAGAGTATGAAATAAATGATATGATATATGTAAATAATAAAAATAAAAAAAATATAGAAAAAATAGATTATGAAAATAGATTAAAATATATAAATTTTTTTAGTAACTATTATGATATATCTAGAGTATATTCTAAATTAGAATCATATATAATATTTAAGGATTCAATGATAGAATTATATTCTAATTTTTTCCATTTTATAAATATTTATTATTTTGTTTGTATAGAAACATATACAATAACAAGATCTTTAAAAATATTTGCATTAGATAAACAAGATGATAATTTAGAACCAATATCAAAATGTTATAATAAAAATACAATGCAAGATAGAAATATATTATATTATCATGGTAATTATCATTCATTATTATATTATTTATTTTGGAAAAAATATTTTGGCAGAGATTCAGATTATAATTTAAATAATAATAATTCATCATATACTAATTTTAATTATTTTTTTAATAATTTAATATGTTATAATTCTGAAACTGATAATATAGAATTAAAACAATATATTTTAGATGAAAGTAATATCTTTGATTATATGGTTCAAATAACATTAGTTCGATATTTTTCAAATATTGAATTAAATTATGATTATGATGATGATGATGATGATAATGATATAGAAAAAATACAAAATAATATAAGTAATTTTTATATATTAAATGATTTTTTTAAATTAAAAGAAGAGACACTTGAATGTATAAAAAATACTGATAATATATTTAAAAAAATTTTATTAAATATATCAAAGCCTAATAATAATATAGATAATACTATTAATGTATTAAATGATAATAATAATAATAATAATAATATGTATTTATATTTTTGATACTAAAATAAAATAAATTAAATTATATATTGTAAAAAATATTATAAATTTAAAATTATATTTAATTTATTTCTAATATATATTATATATAATGTCAGGAATAAGTTCTAGATTACCTTATGATATATGTGCTTTTAGTCAAAAAACTAAAACATCATGCTCGCCCGGAGATTATTCATTATTCTTAGAATATAATATAAATCCTAATTTAAGAACTGCTACAGATGTCCCATGTTTAAAGTCTGATAAAAGTATTGGATGTGATCCTTGTCATCAGAATGAAAATACTACAGGAAAATCTTTAGAAATTGGTCCACAAAATTTTGCATTAAAAACATCAATTGAAGATGATTTGTATGGAATTACTAGAAATTTATCAAAATGTGCATCTGAAAGATATTTATCATGTGAAATAAATAATCCTCATAGAAAACCTGGAGAATGTGATAATGTAATAGCAGTAAATCCACGTTTATGTGATAGAAATATTGTTCCAACAAATTTAAAATTTCCAATATCAAAAGGTTTTTAAATAATATATTAAAATAATATCTAAAAAAATTATTATCTATATTATTATTAATAAATGTCAGGAATTTCATCAAGAAAAATGTATGATAGTTGTTATCAATCAAATTTAATTGATCAAGAAACTAGACCAGGATCTTATAAAGTTGATTTAAATCAAATTAATCAACCAGATTGTATTGGATTAAATGGAGTTAATAATTATAGAGGTTTTTGGAATGCACCAAATGAAGTTGAAAATATTGAAATTTTGTCAGATATTGAATCTCATTTAAAAATGTTAGATTTACCAGATAATAAATGTATTGATGGAAGAACATTAATTGACAGAAATTATAAAATTTCTAAAATAGCTGAAAAAATAAAAAATAAAACAGGTTATTGTAATAAATCATTAGAACCATCATTTACAAGATTAAATAACGTAGTAAATGATACAAAATCTATGACACAAACTAGATTTGATTTTCCTATAATAGATCCAAAAGAATTTGTATATGATGGTATAAATATGGGATATGGAAAACAACAAATTGGTTCAAATAGATTTGGTATAAATTCTAGACAAGAAGCAAAATATACAAATCCTCAAGTATATCAAGAAAAAATAAAAAATATAAATGTTTAAATAAATTAGTTTAATAATAATTATAATCTATATAATTATTATTATGGCAGAATTTGCTTTATTATCAGGTTTAAATTATATTGGAAATAAATTTAATTCAGATAAAGAAAAAAAAATTATAAAATCATATAATACAAAATATACTATTGATGATAAAATTTTATTAGATGATTTAAAATATTCAACTTATAATACAGATATTATTAAAAAAACAAATGAAAATATTAATGATTTTTATAAACAAAGATCTAATGATACTTTAGATCCTAAAAAATATTTAATTCCAGTTTTATATAATACAAATGATGAGATGGGAACTACATTAAATAATATTGATAAAAGTAAGGAATCTTTTTTAAATCAATTTGATTTACCATCTTATAATAAAAATATATTTGTCCCAAAAAATGAAATTAATAATAATAATAATAAATCTTCTGATCAAAATGAAAATTGGTCTATTTTTGATAATGAAAAAAAAATAGATATGACATATCAAGTTATTCAAAAAGATGACTCATCTTTTATTCATAATAATATGAATGCTTTTAATAATTCTCGTGATCTTAATAAAGGACCACTAAGAGATGATAGAAAATTAGAATATTTTACTGGTTCTTCTGCAACATATACACCTAAAAAGGAAATTGAAAGATTTTTTGAACCAACCACAGATATTACATTTGGACAAGGTGGAATGCCATCTATTACTAATTTTATTGAATCTAGATTAACTGATAATGTAAAAATAGAAAAAAATAAAGAAAAGCCATTTGAACCAAGAAGAATTGGACCTGGAATAGGATTATCAGTAGATCAAGATTCATTGGGAGGAATTCATGATACTGTTAGAGTACTGCCTAAAAATATTGATGAATTAAGGAGAAAAGATAATCCTCAAACATCTTATCAACCTCCTGTTATTCCTGGTAAAAAAGGTGACAAACGTTCTATTGCATCCGCTTTTATTACTAGAGGTCCTGTACAATTTAGAACAAATGTAGAACTTGTTAAAAATGGTGGTCAAATTAAACAACAAAGAATTAATGATAATATTAATATAGAATTAGGTAATAGAACATTTTCAACACCATTAATTGGTAATAAAGGACAAAATTATGGTATAAGAACTCCTAAAATGGCAGGTGATGTTGCTGAATCAAAAAATAATCAATTAAAAGAATATAATTTTGGTTCAGCAAGTATTCCAAATAATCAATTTTCTAGTAATACTAATGCATATAATGCAATTGAAACACAAAGAAATACAGCAGACTTTTCACAATATGGTCATTTGGGTAATAAAAGGTCATCTTCTACATATAATCCTAATGACAAAACCAATCCAACACAACAATTAAATAACTATGATATGACAAATACATCTAATAAACAAGGTATTAATTATTATAATCCGAATGATAAAACAAATGCCACACAACAATTAAATAACTATGATGTAACAAATACATCTAATAAACAAGGTATTAATTATTATAATCCAAATGATAAAACAAATGCCACACAACAATTAAATAACTATGATGTAACAAATACATCTAATAAACAAGGTATTAATTATTATAATCCAAATGATAAAACAAATGCCACACAACAATTAAATAACTATGATGTAACAAATACATCTAATAAACAAGGTATTAATTATTATAATCCGAATGATAAAACAAATGCCACACAACAATTAAATAACTATGATGTAACAAATACATCTAATAAACAAGGTATTAATTATTATAATCCAAATGATAAAACAAATACCACACAACAATTAAATAATTATGATGTAACAAATACATCTAATAAACAAGGTATTAATTATTATAATCCTAATGATAAAACAAATGCCACACAACAATTAAATAATTATGATGTAACAAATACATCTAATAAACAAGGTATTAATTATTATAATCCAAATGATAAAACAAATGCCACACAACAATTAAATAATTATGATGTAACAAATACATCTAATAAACAAGGTATTAATTATTATAATCCAAATGATAAAACAAATGCCACACAACAATTAAATAATTATTATATAACAAATACAAATAGACAACAAGGACTTAATTATTATAATCCGAATGATAAAACAAATGCTACACAACAATTAAATAATTATGATATAACAAATACAAATAGACAACAAGGACTTAATTATTATAATCCGAATGATAAAACCAATGCTACACAACAATTAAATAATTATGATATAACAAATACAAATAGACAACAAGGAACACAATATTATAATCCGAATGATAAAACCAATGCTACACAACAATTAAATAATTATGATATAACAAATACAAATAGACAACAAGGAACACAATATTATAATCCGAATGATAAAACCAATGCTACACAACAATTAAATAATTATGATACCGGAAATACAAATAGACAACAAGGAACACAATATTATAATCCTAATGACAAAACAAATCCAACACAACAATTAAATAATTATGATACCGGAAATACAAATAGACAACAAGGACTTAATTATTATAATCCGAATGATAAAACCAATGCTACACAACAATTAAATAATTATGATACAGGAAATACAAATAGACAACAAGGAACACAATATTATAATCCGAATGATAAAACCAATGCTACACAACAATTAAATAATTATGATACAGGAAATACAAATAGACAACAAGGAACACAATATTATAATCCTAATGACAAAACAAATCCAACACAACAATTAAATCATTATGATACCGGAAATACAAATAGACAACAAGGAACACAATATTATAATCCTAATGATAAAACAAATCCAACACAACAATTAAATAATTATGATACAGGAAATACAAATAGACAACAAGGAACACAATATTATAATCCTAATGATAAAACAAATCCAACACAACAATTAAATCATTATGATATAACAAATACATCTAATAAACAAGGTATTAATTATTATAATCCTAATGATAAAACAAATCCAACACAACAATTAAATAATTATGATGTAACAAATACAAATAGACAACAAGGAATTAATTATTATAATCCGGATGAATTAGCAAAATCTACACAAGAATTAGGATCATTCCAAATACAACATAGTGGAAATCAACAAGGTATTAATTATTATAATCCTGATGAATTAGCAAAATCTACACAAGAATTAGGATCATTCCAAATGCAACATAGTGGAAATCAACAAGGTATTAATTATTATAATCCTGATGAATTAGCAAAATCTACACAAGAATTAGGATCATTCCAAATGCAACATAGTGGAAATCAACAAGGTATTAATTATTATAATCCTGATGAATTAGCAAAATCTACACAAGAATTAGGATCATTTCAAATACAACATAGCGGAAATCAACAAGGTATTAATTATTATAATCCCGATGAATTAGCAAAATCTACACAAGAATTAGGATCATTCCAAATGCAACATACAGGAAATCAACAAGGAACATCATATTACAATCCAGATGAATTAGCTAAAATAACATTAAATCAATTATCAAATTATAATAATCATATAAATCCAATTGGAAATAAACAAGGAACATCGTATTATAATCCAGATGATTTAGCTAAAACAACATTAACACAATTATCAAATTATAATAATCATATAAATCCAGTTGGAAATCAATCAATAAATTTAGCAAATGCAAATGATGCAACACATTGGGAAGCTCCTATAACAATGAAAGATTTAGTTAAAAATATAAATTATCTTGGTAGTGCTGGATTTAATCAAGATCATATAGCTGAATTACAAAATTATAATACTAATACTATTAAAGAAAAGATATCTAAATTACCAAATCCAACACCATCAAATTATAATAAAATTCCTGATATTAATTCTCTTGGAGATACATATTTAAAAGAACAAATTAATATAGATAGATTTAATCCTGCAAATCAATATGGATATAATGCATCAAGACCTCAATTCAATCAAGAAAATAAAGTTAAACCAAGTATGGGAGATAATATAAATAGAAATATGTATGATACATTATCAACAAATCCATTATATAATAATATTATAGGTTCGGTCGAATTAAATCTTGAAAAACATAAAAAAAATGCATTACAGAATAGTGAATTAGAATCATATTTATGTAAATTAGGAATAAATTAGAGAAAAAATATTATTTAATATATTAAAAATTATTAAATTTAATAATTTTTAATATTTAATATTATCTAAAGTTGATGAAGATATTATTAATATAATTCAAGAGAAAAATAATGGAGAAACTATAATAGAAAAAATTATAAGTAATTATTTAAAAACAAAAAAAACAAAATTATATACAGATAAAATAATTAAAATCATTAATTTATTAAATATTTATATACAAGATACTTATAATTTGATAATTTTATCAAATTTTTTTGGGAAAAATCCCGATATTAAAAGAAAAATAAATTAACTTTATCATAAATAACCTATAATTCATTAATAATTTGTGCCAATGCTTCTAAATCTATTAATTGACTTAACTCTTCATCATTTGCAATAATTTGTAATAAATCTCTTTTAATAATATAATCATGATTTTCAGTAAGAATAGTATTAATATAATTATAAGCATCAATAATATTATCACGATTTTTAGCAGCCATAATTAATATATTCCCACTCTCAAATACAAATCCTGTTACAGGATTTTTATTTTTTAAATCTATTTTAATATGAACTGGTGCATGAATATCTGGTTGATATTTTATTCTCGTTGATGGATGAAGTAAATTTTTTAATTTTAAATCTAATAATCTTAAATATAATTGAGATCTATTAATTTTATCCGAATATTTAAATAATGTATTTATCATATTTATCTTATAATTAATTATTTGAATATTACCTTCTTCAATATATTGTAATTTATTAATTTTATTTTCTCCATCAATATACATATAATTACCTTCTAAAAGTTCAATAACACGATTAAGTGCAATATTACATTGATTAATAGATTGTAATCCTGACATTTGTATTGAACCATTTTTAAATAATTTAATATTAATATATTTAGATTTATCACAATTATAATTTATTGGAATATTCATGATAACAGTTATTTGATTAAAAAAATTATTTGTATTATCATTTTCAGAAATTTTATTACATTTTTTAATTTTAATAATTGTTCTTATTTTAAATTTTGATTTTATACTCAAAATTGTTTTTTTATTTAACGGAAAATGATTTAAAATATTTTCTATATAAAATACTCTATTTATTGATGATGTCATTGTCATGACAAATATCTCTATTCCTTCAGGTAAATTATCTAAATTATTGGGAATATATTCTTTATTAAGTTCATAGTCATATATTACATTCTTATTATTAATCTCATTGTCTTCATAATTCATATATTTATATAATATATATATTATATGAATAAATAACTTTATCAATTTTTTAATAAAACAATATATATATATAATATTATTTTATTAGATTAAATTAATTTTTAAATTATAATAAAATTTTATTTTGTATTATTATATTATTATTATAATGCAAACAGAAAGTTTATTAATTAATAATTATGGATGGGTTCCTTTTCCTTATTTTCAACATATTTTAATAATAGTATTAATTTTTTGTTTTTATAATTATAAAAATATAAATGATTCATTAAATAAATTTATTTATGATCCTATTCAAAAAAATTGTAAAGATGACGACCAAAAAAAATGTAAATATGTAACTATTACAAAAATAATAAAAATATCATTAGCACTTATACCTATTCTTATTATATTATACCTAGATATTACATATAGTAGTTTTTCAATGAAAAATTTAGGCGTTACTAATATTATTCCAAGTGAAATGTTAAATTCATTGTTAAAACTTTTTGGAGCTTATTGTATAATACAAGTTGCTGCTCAAGATGTTGGAATTAAAACAGGAGATGAACAAGCAGATTTTGTTAAATCTCCAATAATGCAATTTTTAATGTATGCAGGTGCTTCTTTTGCTCTTACACAAAATCGTTCAATGTCAATAATTGCTACTTTATTATATTTTCAACTTAAATTTTTTGCTTCTGGAGGAAAAACTAAAGATGTATGTTTTGAATAATATTTTTATATAAATTTTATAAAGCAGTTTATAGAATAAATTATTTAATTTATTTGAATAAAAATTGAAATTTATATATTATTACATTTAAATATTATATAAATTACAAATGAGTAAAGCAGGTTTATATGGAATGGATAATATTGGCAATACATGTTATTTAAATACAATTATTCAAACATTATCTAATATAAAAATATTTCGTGAATTTTTATTAAAAGATGATTATATACCATTTTTATTAAATAAATTAGATAAAGAATCTAATTTAAATTCACAAATTGAAAATATATCTAATTCTATTATATATCAATTTTATAGATTATTTAATATTTTATGGGATCCAGAATATCAAAGTGATTCTATAAAACCTATAACATTAAAAAAAAAATTAGGATTAAAAAATCCTATGTTTAAAAATTCTTTACAACATGATGTTCAAGAAGTATTTACTATGATAATTGAATATATGCATCTAGAAATTGCTTCTAAAATTAATACTAATATAGAAAATCCATCACCATTAGAAAATGCATGTTTAAATTTTTGGGCAAAAGAATATTCTCCAATTTATAATATATTTCATGGTATGTATTTAAATACTAAAATTTGTTCTTTATGTAAAGATAAAACAGAAAATTATGAACCTAATTTATTCTTAAGTCTAGATATTCCACAAAATATCTCTTTTGATAATTTAAATATTAGTGATTTTATTAATATTAAATGCAAATATCCTAATATTATTATTAATGATTCTATTAAAAATGAAATGTGTAATTTAATAGATGAAGAAACATCTATTAAAATTATTAAAGAATATATTAAAGAAAAACAACAAACTAAATCATATGATCTTTCAGAATGTTTATCTGAATATTATAAAACAAAAATTATTGAAGATGTATTTTGTAATAATTGTTTACAAACATGTAATTTTCATGTATCCTATGAATTAATTATTGCGCCAAAAATTTTATGTATCCAAATTAAAAGATTTAATTCAGATTTAAGTAAAATTAATAATAAAATTACATATCCTCAAATTTTAACTCTAAATATTAATAATAATGATGAAAATTATAAATTATGTTCAATTATTAATCATATTGGATATGATGTAGATCATGGACATTATCATAATTATACATTTTCATCTGATCATGAAAAATGGTTTAAATATGATGATGATGATGTTAATGAAATTACTAATAATAGTTCTAAAAATGCTTATTTATTATTTTATGAAAAAATATAAATTTATTTTATTATAATAAATTTATAATAAAATATTTATGCACTAGTTGGGGCTCGAACCCAAGACCTTTGGCTCATAAGACCAATGCTCTGACCAAACTGAGCTACAAGTGCGATCAATATAAAAATATTGATCGCAATCATTAAAATAAATTAAATTATTTATTTTATTATAATAAATTTATAATAAAATATTTATGCACTAGTTGGGGCTCGAACCCAAGACCTTTGGCTCATAAGACCAATGCTCTGACCAACTGAGCTACAAGTGCGATCAATATATTTATATTGATCGCAATTTAAATTTAAAATGATAAATTTATTTAATAATTTATCATATATAATAAAGTGATATAATAATATTATATAAATTTATTATTATATAATATTATTATCACTTAATTATATATATTATTATATATTTAAATCATTTTAATTAATTTTTTAATTATATATTTTATCTTAAACGTAATACTAAATGAAGGGTTGATTCTTTTTGAATATTATAATCAGCTAAAGTACGACCATCTTCTAATTGTTTACCTGCAAAGATTAATCTTTGTTGATCAGGAGGAATACCTTCTTTATCTTGAATTTTTTGCTTAACATTATCAATAGAATCTGAAAGTTCTACTTCAAGAGTAACAGTTTTTCCAGTTAGTGTTTTAATAAAGATTTGCATTTTGTAAATATTATAATTTAAATTTGCAATAAGTAAAAAAATCAATTTTTTTAGATAAAAAACATTATTATAAGCATTTTAGTTAAATATTCTATTCTCATATTATCTTTTAATCTATCCGAAAAATTATTAATATTATAATTTAATGGTAATTTTAGGATTAACATTTTACATAATTTATGTGTTTTAATATCATTACATATTTCTTCTAATGTTTTATTATCTAATATAATAGATATTTCATCAAAATCTTTATATTCTCTACCTCCCCATGGAGGATCTAAAAAAATAACATCTTGATATATTTGAAACATTATATCTAAATAATTACAATTTAAACAAATAATATTTGTTTTATTATATAAATTTAAATTTGAAATTAAATAATTAAATCTATTATTTTCTATTTCAATAGAATTAACATAATAAAAATATTTACTAAAAGATAATGTATTACCTCCAACTCCTGCCATAGCATCAGTTATTATAATATTTGCATCAAAAAAATATTGTTTTATTATTTTTGAAACCATGTCAGCATTTTTAGGAGTAGATATAGAATATTTACCAACATCATCAATTTTTAATTCTGAATATAGATTTTTTGATATTGGTGGAAAATATTTATTTATATAGTTCATTTAATTAAAGTAATATCATTGTACTTATTTAAATATTTTAAATTAATAATATTAATTTTATATTCTATAGTATATTATATATGGAGATAATAAATTAATTTATTATCTGTTTATTTATATTAAAATTATAATAATGTTTATATAAATGAAAAAAATATTTAAAAAATATATTATTAAATTTTTATTTTAAATTTAATAATATATATTATATATATTATATATGGATATAAACAAAATAAATAGTTATACAAATTTAACATATGCTAATTTAAATCATAGTGATGAAAATATTATTGATGCAAATATATTTATATATTGTGATATATTAAAATATTTGAATGATTATAATATAACAGAATCAAATCATAAGTTTAATACTTATACAACTACAATTAATGATCGTAATAATCAAGAAGTCTATAAACCAGAATTGTATAAATATATTACAAAGAATGCAATACATTTAAAAATGCAACAGATTAGGTTTTTTAAAAGTTGTAATATTGGATATACATGTATAGAAACAAGTCCTGATATTATAATTAAAGTATTATTTTATATTATTTTATGTTTTAATTTAAATTATGATAAAATAAAAAATAAAACAACACTTAATAATAATATCTTATATGTTTATAATATTATAAACACTACAGAAAAATATAAAACAGTATTTAATAATTATTTTAAATATTTAGAAACATTTTATATTGAAAAAGAAAAAATAAATAAAAAAATTTTAAAAGATAACATTAAAAATAATATTATTCCTAACAATATTGATATTATAAATAATGACAAAGATTTAATTAAATCAGATTATTATAATAAAATATATTATGATAGATTAATAAAATTATATACAGAATATATTAAAAATAATATTGAGGAAGGCATTATAATTAAAATTAATAGATTATATAAAGAAATAATAAACTTAAATAACCAAACTACACAAATTGAAAAGAATAGTTTAGAATTTAAAGATTTATTTATTCAAAATTATAATAACCAAACAACTTTTGAAGAAAATTTTTTTAATTTTATTATAGATAAATTTAATAAAGAAATTGGTTTAAATATATTTATAAAAACAGATGAAAAAATAGAATTATATAATAAAATAGTAGAAATATATAATGAATATTTTAAAAATAAAAATGTAGGAAATGTAGAAGATGTAAAAGAAGTAGGAAAAGAAATTTTGGATAATATTACTGATCTAGGTACTGATTTTATAAAATTATTAAATATAAAAAAACCCATTACTAATCAAAATATAGTGATATATATAATTGATTCAAAAGAAAAATATAATATTATTAGTCAAGAAAATTTAGAAATATTAAAAGAATTTATAATCAGAATTTATATTGAACAAAAAATATTAAATAATATTATTAATGAGTTAAAAGAAAAAGATAATATAGAATTATATTTATATAATTCTGAAAAAGATAATATAATGAAACATATTTTAACTGATTATTCGAATGAAATAACCAATTTTATATTTATAGGAAAAATAATAAGTGATAATGAATTACAACAAATTAATCAATTTATCACTAATTTAGACAAAGAACAATATCCATATAAAATAATATTAGACTCTAAAATAGATAATAATAGTATACAGATTAATAAAGCATTGAGTTTTAATAAATATAAAATGATAGAAGAATTTTATAATATAGTACATGATAAAGTATGGGAAGAATATGAACAAACAATATCTTTAAATTATATATTTTGTATTAAAAAAAAAAAAGAAATTGATATTAATAAAATTAATGAAGATATTAATAAAATAAAAGAATTTATTAAGCCAAATAATAATAATAATCTAATATCAACTAAATTAACAGAAATTTTAAATACTTTAGATTATAATGAAATATTTCTAAGTAAATATTTTGATGCATATTATAAATAAATATTATAATGCATAATAAATTATTTGTAAAAAATAAATATTTTTTCCCTAATATATATTATAATATGTTTGAATATGATGATATTAAAAAATTTATTGAAAATGATATTTTAAATACTAGATTAATAAATAATTCATATATTGAAAAAGATAGTGTTGGTGGTATGTATGGTTTATTTAGCGATAAAATATCAAGTATAAACTCAAAACCAAACACAGAATCAAAATTTACACTTTTAGAACCAAATTATAAAGATATTAACAGTTATAAAGATAATATAATTGATGAAACGAATAAAATTACAAAAGACTGTTCAGAATTAACAAATTTCATTCCTATATTTAATGCTAATTATATGCATAACAAATATTTTAGTCAAAATATTGAATGTAATAATAATGAAAGTTATACAAAGCTAATAAATAAAATTTCAAATGAAGAATTTAATTTAATAAAAGATAATATTGAATTGCATGTTAAAAATTTTTATACAAATAATTTTATTAGAAAAATGAATAATTTTTTTAAAACATCTACATTAAATATATATCAGGATTTTTATATAGATAAATTTATTAAATATAATAATATTATAGATACAAATAAAAACAAAATAAAAGATAATCAATATTATTCAAATTATTTATATATTTGTCAATGTTATCATCAAGAATATTTAAAATTATTAGTAGAAAAAAATAAAAACTTATTAAATAATGAATATGAAAAAATTAATACTTATTATAATGGTTTGAAAGATAAATCAATTATTAACAATAATAAAATATTACAACAATATTATTTTAAAAAATATATAGATATAACATCGCGTAATATAAAAGAAAAAACAGAAGAAAAAAAAATAAATAGTATAATATATTTATTTAAAAATATTATAGATAATTATGAATTATCAAATGATGATGTTCTTGATTATTTAAAAAAAACATATACAGATAATAATAAAATAACTAACTATCTTTATGAAATAAATGTTGATAAATTAATTTTTGACATTAATAAAAATATATATATATATTATTATTTAAATTTTATTATTAATATATGTATTCCAAAGATTCAAGAATTATTTTTTACTAGTATATCTAATTATTATAAAGAAATGTCTATAACTATAGAAGAAGAAGAAGAAAAAAAAGTATATGAATATATAAAAAATCAATTAAATGATATCTATCAAAATAATAATATAATAGATGCATTAAAAACATTAATAAAACAAATTATTATTATATTTAATAATATACAACTATTTAATTATTTTATAATAAACAAAAATATTATTAATAATATTAGTCAAGAAAAATATAATTTTGAGATTACATTAGAACAAAATTTAGAGAATAATATAGAAATATATACTAAACTTTGTAAAAAATTTTATCTATATAATAAAATTTTTTTATTAATAAATGAAATGAATAATTTTGATAAAGAAAATAATAATAATACATTTAATATTGATAAGAAATATTTTGAGTTAAAAAAAAAATATGATACTGAAATAGAGAGATTGAAACAAATGGGCATAGATTTCTCTATAAAATATTCTTTTACAATTGAAAAATTTAAAGACATGTTAATTACAAATTATACAGAATTTGATGAATTATATAAAATATTATTTGATATAGTAAATATAATTTCAGATAATATAAAATCTACTTATTTACTAAAAAAAATTATAAATGAATCTAATATTGTTAAATATAATGCGCAATATTATAACGATAGAATAATGACTAAATATAATTATTTACAAATGAATGATAATCTTTATAATTTAAATAATGAAAATTTTATTAATATATTTGAAGATACTGATAAAATTAATGAGTTATCTCAAAAAAAAACAATAGACTTCAAAGATCATATTAATTTAGAAAAAGATAATATATTATTTTATCTTTTTGAATGTGAAGAAGAAGAAGAAACATTTTGTAAAAGTTTATTTTTATTATATAAATTAAATAATAAAGATAAAGATAAAGATAAAATTAATAATAAAAATTATAAGAGTGATATATTACCAGGACATGACAAAATATTTAATAAATTAATATTTACATATAATAAATCTGAAGATCAGAGTGATGAAAAATTAAAACAAATATTTGAAAATGTAAAAAGTTTAATATATTTAGAAATAATTTTGAAACGTATATATAAAATTAGTGATATAACTTGGTTTGAAGATATTTTTACAATGTTATCTGAAAATGAGTTAAAAATTAATAAAGAAATATTAAAAAAAAAATTAAATATTGAAAATACTGAAAATACTGGATGTATAATTATAATTAAAGATAAGAAAGCAAAATATGAAGAAATAAATAGCTCACAAGATTTCACTGTTGAGATGGCTAGTTCATATGTTTTTTGGAATCAAGAATATAATGATAATTTTAACACATTATATAAGAATATTATAAAACCAAATCAAATAAAAATATATAATACAATAGATTGTTTTATGAATACAACATATATAACATCTAATATTAATCCTAAGTTTAAAAATATGATAATGTTATTTTTTTTATTAATAATTATTGTTATCTATAAATATAATAATAAATTATTATACAATATTAAAACATTCTCAACTATGTTAATTAATATTTCTATTTTTATAGTTTCTTTTATAATACCAGTTGAAATAAAAAGTAATATTAGTATATATTCTTATTATTTTGAATTTTTTAAACAATTAGTTATATGTTTAAGTAAGTTAATTACATATTCTATGTTATATGATGTAGCAATGGTTGGAAGTATTGGAACATTAGCATATTATACTGGAAGTAAAAGTTTAGAATATTTAAAAAATCCAGTTCAAAGTGGAGGTTTTAAATTTATTGAACATTTATTATCATATATTAATACTGAAACTATAAAAAATAAAATAATAAATTCTATATCATATACAAGAGATATATTAAATAAACCATTTAATTCTTCTAATAATATAAATAATGATATTGAAATAACAGATAAAGATATTGAGAATATTAAAGATGAAAATAATAATTTAACTGAAACAAATGATATAATAATTAAATCATATAAAAAAAAATATTCATTTAATCAAGATACAGGATTAATTGAATATAATAATAATGATAAAAATGATTTTAATCATATTATAACTTCTATTTGTCATACAGAATATTATGATATTAAAGAAATTTATATGATTACTAAAAAAGATAATACTATTATTTTTGATATCAGTAATTTAATAATAGATAACACATCTAATTATATTTCTTTTATTCAAAATAAACCTATTCATATTAGTTTAATTATGGCATATATTTTAAGTAAAAAAATTAATTTTATATCTAATTTAAATCTTGATTTAAATATTAATATAAATTCTATAATAGAAACTAATAATAATAAAAATTATGATAATGTATGTACAGAAATATTTGGTAAAAATTATAATAATGAAACATGTAGTCGTCATTTTTATTCTATTTTAGGTAAAAGTGGAATATCAATGATGAATAATTTAAATCAACAAAATTTGACAAAGACATTAATAAATGCAAATCCAACAATTCAATATGAGATATTAAAAAATTTAGATTGGAAAATTAAAGTTAAAAATAATAAAAAAATATTTATAAATGTAGATGAATGGTTAAAAATAATATCATCAGATAAACAGAAACAATTATATACCGAATATTTAAATAATAATATTCTTGTTAAAAATATTATTAATAATATTGTTAATAATTTAAATAAAACAAATATTTTAAATAAAATTATTATTAATAAAGTTATTGTACCACATATAGAAAGAAAAAAAATTAAAAGAATTAATATAAATAAAAATATTAAAACTCAAACTATAAATAATTTTGAAAATCCATATTTTTATTCATTAAATTATTATAAAAATATATTAAATATTCCTAAATTTATTTATGAAAAATAATTTTTTTATATAAAAAAATAATATTATTATTATATTAATGAAAATATTAATAATATTTTATTATATAAATATATGTTTTGGCAATATAAATTATAATCTTAGATATATACAGAATAGAAATGATAATATATATAAATTAATTAATGATAATAGTTATTCATATAATTTTTATTCTGAAAATAGTATAAAATTATCTTTAATTAATTATCATAGTTATTCATATAGTGAACCTAGTATAAAACCAACTATTTTACCAACTTTAATTAATGATCATAGTTATTCATATACTGAACCTAGGATAAAACCAACAATTTTACCAACATTAAATAATTTTTATTCTAAACCTAGTATTAATCCAACATTAAATAATTTATATACTAAACCTAGCATTAATCCAACATTAAAACAAAGTGAAGAAACTTCTAATTATATATTAATTTTTAAATTATTATTAACTATAAATAATTTAGATATGAATAATTTTAAAGATAAAGATAAAATTATTTTAATAAATTCATTAAGTTCTATATTAAATATAGATAAAGATGATATAGAAATTATCAATAATAGAAGATTACAAATTAAAATAAATAATATTATTATTGATATAATGATAAAATCAAGAATTCCAACTAAATTTAGTTTAGAACCATTATTATATTATGAAAATTTAAAACAGTTATTATTAAATTCTACAAATAATAATTTATTAATGAAATATATAGAATATTATTCTGAAATATATAATTCAACGACATTATTAAATACTATTATTAATATTCAAGTTGAAGAACCTATTTTTTTATATGATGATATATATAATCAAACATATAATCAAACATATAATCAAACTGTATTGCCAATAGAAAAAATTAAATCTAATAATTTAATATATTTACTTATATTATTAATATTTGTTCCAATAATATGTATCAAAATATATGATAATTATACAATAAATAAAATTAAAGAAAATGATATAATTTATACAAAAATATAAAAATTAAAATAATTATATTTTTAATACTGTTTATAATAACTTAAATATATAATTAAATATATAATTATATATTTAATTAATGAATAAATTTACTAATTTAAAAAATATAAAATTTATCAAAAATATAAAATATCCTTCTTGTAAAAATTGTATTTATTATAAACCTAGTTTATATGATTTTGATTTTTATAGTACATTTAGTAGATGTGAAAAATTTGGTAAAAAAAATCTTATATCTGATAATATAATATATGATTATGCTGATTTATGTAGAAGTGATAAACAAAAATGTGATTTAGAAGGTAAATATTTTGAAAAAGAAGCAAATATTAAATTAAAAATTATTAAATATAAAATAATATCAACGAGTCCATATTTAGCTTGTATATTATTAACATTTATGTCTATATTACTTGTAAAAACATAATATTATTTAATTTCTAATTTATATTTAGAATTACAAGTAAATAAAAATTGATATATTTTTTATATTGTATGTTATATTCAAATACATAATTATATATTAAATTAATGAATAAATTATTTTTTCTTTTTGCTCTAATTAATTCAAAAAAAATAAAATTTATTAAAAATGTAGATTATCCTTCTTGTAAAAATTGTATATATTATAAACCTAGTTTATCTAGTTTAGATTTTGATAGTACATTAAGTAAATGTGAAAAATTTGGTAAAAAAAATATTATATCTGAAGAGATAACATATGATTATGTTGAATCCTGTAGAGATGATAAAGAAAAATGTGGTATAGAAGGTAAATATTTTGAAGAAGAATCGAATATTAGATTAAAAATTATTAAACACCAAATAATATCAAAAGGTCCATATTTAGGTTTTATATTATTCTATATAACATATATTATATTGTCTCTAAATAAATAATTTTTTCTTTATTATCTGTAAAAAAATAATATATTTATAATATTAATGAATAATAATATTATATTAGAATTTACAAAATTAATAAATTTTATTGAAATAGAAAATTCATTAATTTCTGATAAAAAACAAAAAAATATAAATTTATTTAGAATTACAAGTTTAAAAAAAAATTTATATACAATTAGTAAATTAAAATATGAAATAAAATCTATTGAACAAATTAAAAATATTAAAGGATTTGGTTCTGGTACTATTAATCGAGTTAGTGAAATATTAAAAAATGGATATTTAGATGAAGTTAAAGATTTAAATAAAAAATATGGAAAATTAAAAGAAAAACAAAATTTAATAAATGAATTGATGCAAGTTATTGGAATTGGAGAAATTATGGCAAGAGAAATAATTAGTAAAAATAAGATTAAATCTTTAAAAGATTTAATTAAACAAGTTAATGAAGATAAAATACAAGTTAATGATAAAATAAAATTAGGTTTAAAATATGTTGGAAAATACGAAACTAAAATACCTAGAAAAATTATGACAGAAATATACGATATTATCTTAAAAAGTAATAATAATAAAGATATATTATTATTATTATGTGGTTCTTATAGAAGAGGTTTACCACAATCATCTGATATAGATTTATTAATTTGTGATTTAAATTTATTATTTAAAGAAGATTTAGAAACATCAGATATATTAAAAATAATTATAAATAATTTAAAAAAAATAAATTTAATAACAGATGATATTACATCATCAGATGTTTTAACAAAATATATGGGATTTTGTAATTATAAAGGAAAAAATTATAGAATAGATATAAGATTAATACCATATGAATCAATATTTTCTGCATTATTATATTTTACTGGTTCGTATCAATTAAATACATTAATGAGAATAAATGCTAAAAAATTAGATTATAAATTAAATGAATATGGAATATATAAAAATAATATTAAAATAGATATAAATGATGAAAAAGATATTTTTGATCTTTTAAAAATGGAATATTTAGAACCTGAACAAAGAAATATATTTTGAAAACTAAAATTAAAGTGTTTATTTATAATAAATTATTATATTATAAATATGGTTAATTTTTTTTATCTAGATCAAGATCCTAAAATATGTGCTCAAAGTTATTGTAATAAACATATTATTAAAATTCCTATTGAAATTGCACAAATTTTATCTAAAATTCATCATGATTTAGAGTCTAGTATAGATTATTCTACTATTTATAATAGTTCTCAAGTTGTAAAAAATACTTTAGGTCCATATTTATGGGCTATGGAATCTTATGATAATTATATTTGGTCTTGTAGACTTGGATTGGAATTAATTAATGAATATAAATATAGATATAATAAATTTGAACATAAAACTGAAAAAATTCTTTTATCACTTTTAGCTAATCCTCCAAATTTACCAAAAATTGGTATTACTAAATTTATAGGAACAAATAAATATGATATGTTTCAATATATTTCAGATGATCCAATTATTTGTGCTAAATATCATTATAGTGAAATAAAATGTGAAAATGATAAATGGACCAATAGAACAATTCCTATTTGGTTTACTAAATTAAAAAATTTAATTTTAGAAAAAAAGAAAAAATTAATTGATAAAATTAATTTTCAAGTTAGAAATAAATTACCTTCACTAGTATCATCTGGTGATCGTGTTATCAGATTTCATAGTTTTTTACGTGTTATATATGATCATTTATTTCAAGGTAAATGGGATGTTAAAGCTAAAATGATGAATAAATTTGATAGTAAAAAACCACTAATAAATCAATTAACTTATCCACAATTATATTTTGCTTATCAAATTAGTAAATCTTTAGAAAATAAAAAAACATTATCTTTATTAAATACACAATCTTTAAGGTATCGAAAAAAATTAAAATTTCCTGATTTAAAAATTGATTATAAACAAAATCCTGAGTTTTATGTTTATACTTCTAATATAATTGGTATGCTAATAGTTGAACCTTATAAAAATAAAAATATTGATATACTTTATAATTATTTTTTAGAATATATTCAAAAAAATGATTTTATTGGTGCAGATATGGTTCGAAAATATATACAATTTAAATCCATAAAATTAGTTAAAAATAAATATATATTAAAAAAATTAGAAACAATTAATAATAATTCAAAATATTTAGAATGGATAAATACTTTTAATTGGAAAAAAACTGATCCATACAAGCCAAAACAATATATTATAAATTTATAAAATATATTTATAATTAATTTTTAAATATTCATAATTATACCATTTACATATTCGTCTCCTTAATTTTCCAATTTTTCGTATTTTACATTTTTTTATTGGAATAGTAATTATACTTTCATTATAATTAATAATTCCATATGCTTTATTATTTAATGCATCAAATTCAAGTTGATCATAAATATTTTGTTTTGATTTAATATCATATTTTTTTTCAATTAAATCACTCTTAATTATTGAATTATCTAAAATTATATCATCATTTAAAATTGGAATTGGTGTAATTGTACAATTTGCTGGATCATTTGAAATTAATTTACATACAGGTTTATATATATTATCATTGTTGCTCAATATATAATCATCACATCTTTTGATATTATATTTAATTTCAGCAAAAGAAATAATATTATTATAACATAATAATTCATGTTCTCTTTTATATTTATTATAATTATCATAACATACAAAATTTTGTTTTTTTATAATTTTGTGAAGTTCAGATAGATTATAATTAGTAATACAATCTTTTTTATTACATGCTAAATAATATGCATTTATATTAAAAATAGTAAAAAAGAATATAATTATAAAGAACATTTTATTAAATTAATAATAATAATTTAATAAAATTTAAATTTTCAATTTTTTATCAATACAATTATGTAAATATTAAATATAATTTTATCTCTTATTACTATATATATATATATATATGAATTATAAACATAAATATTTACAACTTAAAAATAAATTATATAAAGGTGGTTCAGAATCATTTAATTATTTTGATACTGATATAACTCATGATGGACCAATAATAGCTCTATCAGATATACATGGCGATATTCATGCTTTTATAATTGCATTAAGAGATTGTGCTAAAGTTATTTCTAAAAATAATTATAATCCAAAAATATTAGATACAGAATTAGAAATAGAATTAATTAAAGATCTTAATAATGATTGTGATTATGATGATACATTAGGTTATATATAGATTGGTGGAAATGCTCATATTGTAATATGTGGAGATATAATCGATCCTTATAGAGAAAATTCAAATAATTGTATAAAACATAATAATTTATTATGTGGTTATTATCCCCAAATAGAAATTAAATTGTTAAAATTTATTAATGCAATTAATAAACTTGCTAATACAGAAAGTGGAAGAATTATTAAACTATTGGGAAATCATGAGATAGGGTCAATTATAAATTCAGATTGGTATAGTAATTATGTATTTCCACAAGATGTATCTCTTATAAATTATTATAAAGACGAAAGTAGAAAAGAAACTTTTAATGTTGGAAAAGAGGGTTTTCATTTATTATTTGAAGATGGTTGTGGATTATTAATTAAAATAAATAATACTATTTTTGTTCATGGTCAATTACCAAATTCTCCAATAACAATAAAAGATATAATAATTGATAATAATTTTATAAATAATCCTAATAATAAATTGATAGAAGAACAAGAATGGACAAATATTCTAGATAAATATAAAGATGATAATAGTATGTTATGGAAAAGAGAATGGTCAAATGATCAAATAATTAATAATAGATTAGATAACTATAAAAGAGAAAAAAATCTTCTTGATGAAAAAATCATTTATCCAAATGATAAACAAAATGAATTTTGTAGATTTACAATATTAGAAAGAATAAAAGAATTTATGAAATTATCTGATATTATCGAAGTTCAAGACTTGCGTGTTATTGTTGGACATTGTCCACAATCATATTCTACTATTTTTGAACAAAATAATTCTACATTTAATAAAAAAGATGAATCATATAATGATTACAGTAGTAAAAAATATGATCAAAGTTCGATTTATACAGGATTACCTAAATTTAATGATCAAGATAAAATATTTGGTATTACTATGCAATGTCCAAAAAAAAATAATGATAATTATGTTTTTCATGTTGATATTGGTAGTTCTAGAATATTTGATCAAAATTATGTAAATATTAGAAATAGGGATTCTGAAAATCAAATATTATTTTCTAAAACACCACAAGTATTAAAAATAGATAGTAATGATAAAATATTTATTATAAAATCAAAAATGAGAAATACTCGTATACATCTTCCTAGACCTAATTATGAAAATATGATTATAACAAATAATTTAACTGATTTAAATTTATCAAGTTCAGATGGATATTATGATAATTAAAAAAATGTTTTTTTTATAATATCTATATTCAAATCCATATATTGACCTCGCATATCACCTTCTCTATTATTTTCTAAATTTAGAGATTGTATACTATTATATATTTCGCCATAATATACTTTTTTTTTTAACCATATTAAATTATCAAATTCATTTATATCATTATTAGATTCTTTTAAATTTTCAATATTAGATTTATTATCATCTGAAAAAACATACCAACTATTAATTTTTTTAACTGTATAACCTTTTAAAAATTGATCTATATCTGGTTCAAAATTATTAAAACTAATTTCTTCAAAATTTCCAGATGTCAATTTATATGTTTTAACATAATAAAAATTTATCAATAATGTTAATACATCTTCTTTTTCTAAATTTACTAATTTATTATTCTCTAATTTAAAAAATATTGCAGAACCAAAAATATTTACTGCTTCTAAATTTACAATTGTTCCAAAATAATTAAAACCATCATTATAATCTAAATCTGAACGATATGAACATTGAATTATATAATCACAATGATTATATACTGTAATTGTATTAATATATGATTCAGAAGTACAATTTAATTCACTTGATAATTTATTTAAAAAATCTGATCCATCATCATTTTTAATTTTAATAGGATTAATAAATGAAATATCATTATCAATAAAATAGTTTATTTCTCTACGTCCTTTTACAATTTCAATACCATTAAAATCCCAATCACATGGTTGATTAGATTTTATTTTCCAAATATTTACCATTATTAAATAAATATTATTTATTATTTAAATAATATTTATTTTTTTAATAAATTTCTATAATAATTTAATGAATAAAAGTAAGGATTATCTATATTATTTATAGTTGTAAAATTATTATTGTTATTAATAATTTTATTAATTCTTTTTTTAGGTTTTTTGTGTTCTTTTTTTTCTGGTTCTTTATTTATAATAATTTTATTTAATATATTTGTATTATTTAAATTATTAACAATATCATTAATTAGATTTTTTACATGTATATTTTTATTTAAATATTCAGAATATAAAAATTGTTGTTTATCTGGTAATTGTTTTAACCATTCTTCTACTTTTACAAATATTTTTTTTTTATTATTTATTTTTATTTTCCAATCTAAATTTTTTAAAATTTCATATTGGATTGTAGGATTTGCTTTTATTAATGTTTTTTTTAAATTGTTTTGACTAAAATTGTTTTGACCAAAATTGTTTTGACTAAAATTGTTTTGACTAAAATTGTTTTGACCAAAATTGTTTTGACCAAAATTGTTTTGACCAAAATTGTTTTGACCAAAATTGTTTTGACCAAAATTGTTTTGACCAAAATTGTTTTGACCAAAATTGTTTTGACCAAAATTGTTTTGACCAAAATTGTTTTGACCAAAATT